CCTGCTCAAACAACCAAGTGTCGCCGGGATCAATACTGTTAGTGCCAGTTTTCCTGTGCTTCCAGAAGGCTGTACCTCCTGGCCCATCACATAGATACAACACTAGCGCATGGGTTCCCCAACCTAGATCACTATGGATAGCTGCGTTGGGTTCCTCCTCATTAAAGTTTAACCTGTATCCCATCCCCAGCATATCAATAGGGCCTAGGATACCTTCTAGCATACTGCGTAAACCCGGAATCTCTGTAAGGCATACACGCTTGTAGATCTGTCCATCATGACCTAACCAATCTATGTAGTACTGGTTAAGTGCGTGTTGCCTGAGCTCTTGTGGAAACGGGTGAAAATCATCTATGATGAAAAGATCTTGGCTCATGAACTATCTCAAAGAGGGTTGTTGATAGGAACTCCGACCTTAGCAGCGATTTGATATAGTACACCTTTCATCTCTCTCATATCACGCTGTATTCCATGGATAGCTTCCTGCTTGACATAGTTCTCTGCGATGTATAGCTTATACGCTGTAAACTCTCTCCATAAGTAAATCAACGCTGTTACTAATCCTATGATGGCAGGGCCTGCCAAGTAGATCAGTAACTGGGTGTATGGGGTAAGCTCATTCACTAGTTCTCCCCTAATCATAGTAAGGAATACGTCTAATCTGTCCATCAATAATCACCTCCGCATATCCAACAGGTTGGGATGGCAACGCAGTAGCTGTTCCCCCTGTAGCACTTGTATGCGTAACTGTGATTGCTGGACAGGCCTCTATGTCCGATAGAACTTGGCTTGGTGTTCTTTCTTCAAGTGAGGCAGCCCCACCTGTTCCCCTTAAAAAGTTCCCACTGTCTACTGAGTTAATTCCAGTTCCCCCAGAGCCTACATCTACAACCGATGTAGTAGTCCAAGTACCATCTGGATTCTTTGTAGCAAGACCTGTTCCAACTACATTACTTAGATCAAACAGGTTCTGATTAATAGAATTAATCTTTTCCCTGATCTGAAGAAACCAATGCTTCCATGATGGGGATAGCCTCAATTTCTTATCTGGAGACGTCTCCGTAATATCTACTTGAATAGGTACTGGCGGAGCTGGGTCTGTGATAACATTCATAAGGTCCCCAAATCGTACTGTACATCAACGGCCTGCAATCGAAGTGGAGTATCTGACCAATGCCTTAAGTGATAAGCACGCCTAACAAATGTACCACAGTTAATTAATCTAGGGTGCTTATCTGATAATTTAACACTTCGGAAGTTACTCCATGTCTTATAATCATCATCACTACACCGTACATGTAGAACACTACCAACCTCCTGATCGCCTACAAACTCCATCATCGTAAGNGTNTTTCTACGAGANGTGTTAGCATCAAAGAAGGGGGTGTATATGTCTACGAAAATCTTATCTCCTGAATCTGTATAATGCTCAATGTCAGCATAGTATAACTTACCATCACTCTCATGTTGTAAGACGTGCCGCTTGCTGCTATCGTAAGTGGATGCTACGATAGGCATGTAGTTGCCATTCGTATCAGTCCACTGATGCCACTGATCTTCAGCTATGTCGTACGCAAGAGTAAGNTTAGAATTCTTTAACGTGATGATGTAGAAACTATGACCGCTAATCTTAAGCTGCCATGAATACACTATCGCTAGATCATCCTTCTGCAACAGCCGATCAATAGCCTTTGTCGATACTGTCTTATGCGTCAACTGATCAAGCATAGACACCTGAACCGCAGCAGACTTACTGCTACTGATCCAGAACAGCCTATCATCAATTTCCTGTACACTGTCTGCGCTTGCGCAGCCGTAACTAATCTTAGATCCTTGCACAGGCCCTAGTGGAGACGCCAGTGGATTACCTGCATCGAAGAACACTTCAGTAGACCACTGACCAAAGGCAATGATATATACTTGTTGTTTAGCCAGTGCTACGCCATCGTCAGTTTCAATCTGGGCTGCAATGAAGTTAAGAGGGTTCCAATCTGTCGGCTCAGTTACGGAGTTGATGGCACTACCCCAAATCTGTCCGCCTTCTTGCATAACATAGGTAGCGCCATTTAAGTATGTAATACCTTTCACCGTGGCGGCCGGGAAGTCCGGGTCGAGGGAATTTAGGTCGTCGGTGGCACCGCCGGTGGGTTCGTAAGAATAGGTCTTCGCTCCGTTACCGAAGATCAGGCGCGGGGTAGCTCCAAGGATCGCACTAAACCTATACGAGCCACCTGTGGTGTCAAGGTCAGTACCCCCAGGAACGCTGTCCCCATTCTTGTACATAGTTCCATCAAAGATAGAATATACGTCCCCCTTCCAGTTGAAGACTCCGCGGCCTACAGCAGGAACTATACTTCTAGCTTCATATAGGCCTGGACGCTTATATACCCAGACCTCCCCCTGTGCTCCAATTTCGAGATAACAATTAACCAGCCTGGCATCCTTTGTGAAGGAGCCATTTCGGTTCTGTGTCTGTACTACCAAGGGAAGCCTTGGTGGTAGAGTCATACTCTCGAACTGAGGCATTATCGGAAACTCCCACCCTCGGTGTTACTTCCGGAGATAGTAAAGCGTGTGTCTGTATCTTCTACATCCCAATCTTCAAGGGCCGACCTAAAAGCCTCTGCCCTACTTTGACACCTATCCATGATAGCCTGAGGCTGTCCAGTACAGATATCATCAGCCAATCCCCAGCGAAGAGCGACTCGCCACTCTTGAGGGAAGGCTACATCACTCTCAAGGTTATAAGGATTGACAGCCTGCTTATGCACCAACAGAATAAGATTGTTAGTAGCTTCAACTGAATCAGGAGTGTTCCATACTTTTACAATAAGGGAGGATGCTTGTTTATCTACAAGATATCCAGTAACGGTTCCACTCTGTGCATGAGGTAGGCCATTCCACTCATTCCAACTAATAGAGCGAAGCTCTCTCAGAGTTTGTCCACTGGTATTAACTACTCGACCTTGAAGGATTCGGAGATGCTTAGCAGGCGAAAGACCAATGGGATTAACTGTGTAGGTACCTTGCCCTGCAGTTAAATCTACACTAATCTCTTCCTGAAGAAAGAGCTTAAGCCCCTGTGTTTGCCACAGGTTAATAAGGTCACAGAGCCTACGCATACCGTTAGACAACTGTTCACTGTTAGGCTCAGAACCTTCCTGCAATAGGCCAGCATCTTGCATTGCATCGTTGATGATGCCATATACTGTATTGGAGACTGATACTGGCATATATCACCTAGCCTTTCTTAAGAACAAGAGTTACCATGAAGCTACCAGTACCAGCAACTACAATGTCCCCAGTCTTACCAGCACCGGAATCATTAACCAAGCCACCAAATCGTTCGAACTTCATGGTACCTCTACCACTAAGCGGAGTGATAACAACATCAGCTGTGGCATCCCAAGATAGTACGCAGTCAGTGACAGCGCCTACATCATAGATAATTTTTTGAATAGTAACTTGCGCAGGAGTTCCGACTAGAGTTGACACGTCAATAGTGCCAGCACCTATCTGTTTAACTACTGCAGTTCGTGGTCCATCTGTAACTACTTGAGTCGGCATTTGAGTCTCCTACTGTTCCAAATTGGAACAGAAGGGGAGGTTTCCCTCCCCTACCGTCCTTCCCATTACGCACCAGGAGTACCGTAGATACCACGAGGATCAGTACAACCCAGACCAAAGCGAAGGTAAGTAGCTGCCTTCGCATTCTTGGTGTCGAAGTCATTGTCCTGATCGAACTGCGGCTTAGTACGCCAGAAGAACGTCATTCCGTTAGGAATGTTAGTACGCACGAACCAAGCATCCGCATCAGTGAAGTAATGATTGAGCTTGATGCCGCCCGGGAAAGCATTGGTAGCCTTCAGGACGTTGATAGCGTTGTTGTTCGTGTGAGACTGCAACACACTCTTGAGAATGCGATTAGCATTGAACCACTCGTTAGTCGCAATGTGCAGGGACTGTGGCATGACAGAAATCAGCAAGCCACGGTTCTGCGTAGCACCCATGATCTGAATGCACATATTCTCAAGCGCCACCTCACTCAGGTCTGAGTCAGTGGTCAGTCGGTTACTGAAGACGCCACCCATGCTATTAACGTGGGCAGTACTGATCAGAGGCTGACCGTCCGGGGTAGCGTAGTACGTGCTGGCAAAAGCGTTGTTGTAGAGGAACGCAGCGACGTTCTCAACAGTCTGTGCACAGGAGAACGCATTCGCCTTAGCACGACGCTGAGACACTTCCTTGTAGAGGTTATCGTCCAGCTCCTCCTTCGTAACAATGTAGCCCAACGCATAGGCGATGTGAGCATAGGTAGTCACCCAGCCCTGCATTTCCGAATCATAGGAAATACCACCACCCTGTTGCTTAACAGGAGCCAAGCCAAAGCCAGTCAGCTCAACATCCTGTTCATATGCACGCGAGGAGCTCTTGACCTCAAAGAGATCAGTATACTCCACCTCATGAGCATCGTAGGTCTGACCCCAGATCTCACGAATACCCGGCCACAGGAGCTTCGGGTGAGAGCCAGTATTGATTACACCAGGCATTTTTATTCCCCTCTCTTCGTAAGATTAGACGCCGGCCGTACCGGTGCCACCAGCCAACTGGTGATTGTTAAGTTTCACAAGCCACCGGGCTGCTGCACCAACAGTATTATCTGCCCGTTGCACAAGTCCGAGAATCTTGCAGTTAAGTGTAGCAGTAGACAACTCAGTGCTATTATCCAGTGTCCACCCAGACACGAAGCCATTGTTAGCAGCTGCAACAAGGTTGCAGTTCAAACCAACATCAGCTGCGACGAGGGGCGTACCAGAATTCGCTTCCTGAACCTCAAACAAGAGATTTGGATCATCAGCGACCAGCGCATACCAGTCCTTGGATTGAGCAGCTGCCGGACGTACCAAGCTGTCTGGATTGCCACCCTTATAACCATTCTTATTATCGAAGATTCCCACAACTACACCGATGACAGCTGCACCAGCAGTTGCCAAACTGACAGCCATGATACCATCATTAGAAGCACCACCGGCAACACTAACCACCGGATCACCGATAGCAAGTGCAGCAGTATCAGCAGCAAGAACAGAATACAGATTAGCCTGACCGCTGTACGGCGCACCACTCATATGCCGGACAGGGGAGAGGCCGTTAGGGCGATTTACGTTAGGCATTACGTCCTCCGGGACTTACGCTTATTTGGGTTAAAGAGGTCGGGTACAACTCCCTTGATATACCGTTCACGTTGATCTTCTATCGTCTCTCCATCGTGGCCAGCTCCGATCTTACCACCTCGAAGTGCTTCCGCGATTGACTCATTTCTTTCTGCAAGGATTCCTCTGCTGTACTCATAGAGTTCAAGCGGACACTCCATCAGATACAAGCGAGAAGGCTGTCCAGTGGAATCAGCTTCATCCCCTGAGATGACACTTACGCGGGTGCCCATATCAGTGTTGCCACTGGCATTAGCATCACCACCCAAGTCACCATTAAATATATCTACAGTAGACGGATCTACGAATGTATAACCAGCTCGCAAAGCTCGGTTAATTCGTCCGGGGTCGCTGCGGAACCAGCGACGATGATATCCCTCCCGTTCCGGTACTGCGAGAGTTTGTGCGCCTTGACTCATGGGCACGTAGCCCTTGGGAAGCATTCCTTTCTCTTTTTCGTTAGCTGGATTATTCATGGATATCTCCTGTTATTCGCCTGAGTAGTAAATTTCAGCGTACTTCTTTTCCCATTCCTCAAGAGACTTGTATCTCTTGTTAGGACCTACCAAGTCTTCTGCATCCTCATGGCAGACACGTTTGGCTTCCGCTGGGAGGCTTGCAAAGCTTTTCGCAGTAGACCCTGCTGGGCGTCGTGGATGCGCTCCCTCTACTTTAGAGGTATGACTACCGGCTTCAGGAGTGTGCTGTTCTTCGTACACACGAACACACTCGTCCATGAACTCCCTACCCTGTAAGGTAGAGCCTTCATCACGAAGGTCCTCGGCAATACGAGTTACGGCTTTAGTCTTTTTCTTGTCTTGACCGAACCAAGGATTATCCTGCTGCCACGAGGTGAACTCGGGGGACAGATCAGAACGTTCTTTACCACTTGGCTGGGAGGTGTCTTTCTTGTCTACAGGAGCCTTAGCGGCATCTCGTTCAGCTTCTCGAATTGTATCAAGCTGCCCAAGAATCCGCTGCTCTGCATCTACATCGTCATCTTCACGAGCTTGCTTAAGCTCGGCTTTAAGTTGGTTCTTAGCTACTTCTACCGCACGTTTGTTAGCTTCCGAGTAATGCTTATCAAGCTTCTCGACCGCCGCCAACGCCCCATCCAACTTCTGAGTAAGGGTATCAATTTTGGCGTCCCGTGTCAACAGGTCCTGCTGCAGGCGTTTGTTGTTGGCGCGCAGCAATGGCATCAGATGCTCACCGCGTTCTACGAACTCAGCAGCATCTACCCACTTATCAGGATTGCCACGAAACTTATCTTGAGGCACCCAACCCATACTTTTAGCTTCTGCAATTACTTCATCAGGTACAACTTGTTCCTGTTCTTCACTCATGACTCCACCTCAATGGCAGCGAAAATATCACGGTCGTTTACAAAACGATACTGTTTGTCATCCTTAGTACCCTTTGCCATGAACCCTGCAAAACGAGCAATAAGAACTTTATCTCCAGGCTTAGCCCTAGGAGTAGGTTCATCACACCAACAGTTAGGACCAACCTCAATTACAATAGCACGTTGATCAATCATCTGTTGGCGATCATGTACCTCATCCGGAATAAAGATAACGCTTTCTTTCCTTTCAGGAAGATACGGTGCTACCAGTACTGCCCTGCCAAGAGGCTTCAATCCTGACTCATTCATCACTAACTCCAAATAGTTCATCTGCTGAAATGTTTATTACTTCATTTAACACACTTGCACCACCAGTTGCACCAGCATTCTTCGCCATCATCTCGATGTCGAAGGCAGCTGTAAATTCTCCGTTAGCCCACGATTCCTTCAAGGCCTCCCGTCGGAGCTGTGCCCATATCAGGAGCTGCTTCGTTACTGGATGTTGTTTCCAGGCTTGGAAGAGCTCCGACTCCTCTTTGCTCACGCTGCTTTGATTCATTATAGGTCTCCATCATCCTGTCTATGTGTGCATTTGTAGCGTTGTTTTGTTCTCTCATAGCCTCAATACCAGCACGGAAAGCCTCTACATTTGCCTTCCCTTCCACAGTGTTAGCTTCTTTCTCCATCTTAACAGCTTGTGCAGATAGTGTAGCAATCTTAGCAGTATTCAATCTTACTGTTTCTTGCATAGTAAGCATGAATTCTAGCTTAGCTTGCTCCAGCTTAGCAGCCTCTGCTTCATTCTTCATCTGTTGA